CTTGGCTATCTCAGCAAGAGGCTGTTTCCTTTCGAACCAGATGATATACAGTACGAAATTGATTCTTTCTATGAAAATAGACCCGATCTGTTAGCATATGACCTTTATGGATCAGCCAAACTTTGGTGGGTCTTTATGCATAGGAATATGAACGCAATCACTGATCCTATTTGGGGGTTCACAGCAGGATCTATAATTTACATACCAAAAAAACCTACACTAGAAAAATACTTAGGAATATAAACCAATGGGTCAACAAGGCAAAAGGAATATTTTTGATGACTTGACCAACAAACTGTCCAATGTGTCGATTCCAGACACTGGCACAGGCATTGACCTAGATGCATACAAAAATGAAGCTCTCGGCAAACTGAAAGGTTCTGACTTAGGCAATCTGTTCAAAGGGGATAGTGGGTTAACATCAAATATGACATCTGCTGATGCCTTTAATATCTTTGCCAACAAGATTGCAGGATCGACGGGTGTAGATTTCAAAGCTCTCGGAGACGAGTTTGGAGCAAAAGCACTGCCGTCGGAATCTTCCTTGGATGCCGATTTTTTCAAACAAGCAGTGGACAAAATGAAATCAGTGTCCATCAAGGAAGGAATGGTTTTTGATGACCAGGAAGCCATACAAAAATTCAATGAGATGAGTGATAAGATCGGTGAGATCAGTGCATCCAATGATTTTGGTGCATTCAATAATATGATCAATGAGAACGAAGGCACTATCGGTGTTGACTATGTCGGCGATGCATTTGGCAAACTTCAGAATTTTACCAGCCAGCTGGCGTCAGAGTCCAGTAATGTTGGCATAGACAGTTCGGATAAATTTCCTCGAACAAATGTGCTTCACAACTACGAACCATACAATTATCTGCTTTCATTGTCTTGCCTCAATGTTGATCAATTCCATAACAACGACCACGATGGTGTTTTAATCGCTAAATCCGGCGGCGGTGGAGGAGCAACGGCAGACGGCCTAGATTACTACATTGAAAATCTTGTAATAAGGAACACGGTGGCACCCACTGAAATATCAGGCACTGCAACAGCATATCAAATTTTGTTTGATGTCGTGGAACCCTATGGAGTCAAGTTCATTGATACGCTTATAGCCACAGCGGCACAGCAAGGTTATCTGAATCAATTCAATGCAATATACAATCTAAAAATTGATTTCAAAGGATACAACGATAAAAATATTGCAACCAACAATATTCCTAATTCTACAAGGAACATACCCATCCATATCTACAATGTTGATATGCAGGTCGATGCAGGAGTCACTACATACAGGATTCAGGCGGCACCAGCCCAATATGCGGCATTGAACAATGTCTATAATTTCGTCAGCGAAGATATTAACTGTTACGGCAACACAGTGGGAGAAATCGTCAACAGTTTTTTTGAACGATATACAGATGTTCAACTAAGAAAGCAAAAAGATGGTATAGTAATCACTCCGGATGAATACGAATTGATTGCCCCTGGCAGTGAGGATGTACTGACATCACCTGTTGGGTATGATAAAAATGCATCATCTAATAGGGTAAAAAATATTTCGATACTAAGGTCCGATGGTCCTCCCGGCCAAACTGGAAGAAAAGTCACCATAGCCAAAGGTTCTAGCATAATAGACTTCATCAACAAAGTAGTGGTTGAAAGTGAATACTATAGAAACAAATTTGATGACAGCAACAATTTGGTAGATTTTGACGGCGATGGTTTCACCACAAGTTTGAGACTTTTTACAAAACTGGAAATAAAAAATGTAGACAATGGATCCGGTAGGCCAGCATACAAATTAAAATACATCGTGCGGACACAAAGAGTTTCCAAACAACACTTTAATTACAAGAGCAATGAAGATTTGATATCAAACGTCAAAGCATCTAGGACCTACGATTACCTTTACACAGGACAGAACAAAGATGTGCTTGATTTTGATATCAATTACAAGTTTGCATATTTCCAACCCATTCCTTATTTCGATGCTTCGGGCAATGATCCCGACAATGAAAAGTTATCAGGAGAATCTGATGCCAGTAACAGTGACAAATCAAAATCTGCCAGTGGCGCAAGTGGAGGAGTTACAGACACCAATGTGATACCGATCAACAACACAATAGGCAAGCTGTTGCCAGATCAACAGGCCAAAGGTTTGGGGATGGCCACAGTGTTTGATCAAATACTGCAAAATCCAAATGCTGACTTGTTGGTAGCCAACCTCAACATTCTTGGGGATCCATATTGGATAGAACAAAAGTCTGTGTTGGCCAATGATATGTCGGGCAAGTCGGAGGGTGGATCCAATGTCTACAGCGACAATTCTGTACTGCCAGACGACACAGAAATTTTTATCAGACTGAATTTCAGGGTGCCGTCGGACATCAATGATGCAAAGGGACTGTTCAATATTGATAATGCGGCGTTTTTCAAGGGCATATATAAAGTATTCTTGTGCGAATCAAGGTTTGAGGGTGGAATTTTTATGCAGAATCTACAAATGATACGGATGAAAGCACAAGGCATAGACTATGAAAAATACAAACCCTATTCAAAAGCAGGAATGAGCAACAAGAAAGCACTAGACGGTCCAACCGTGCCTAATGTTTGGCCTGAATTTTCGGTAGAGTTTGGCGACACGGAAGGTCCGGTCAAAGATGTGTCGGAAAAAACTTTAAACCAGGCCCCTGATAAACATCCACTGTTGAAAAACAATGAAAACTACAACATTTCAGTTAAAAAGAATATTGAAGCACCAACAAAGAAATTCAATGGTCATCCAGTGTTTAGAGAGAAAAACATCAGCACCACAGACAATGTCGAGGTCCACCCATTCTCCAACAGCAACACCACCAATTCTTCCCCGAGGAACGATAGTAGATTGCCTTTCCTGAGAGGTAATAGATAATGGCCGAAGTGAGAAGAGGTGGAGGTGCACCAGGTGACCAAAGCTTTGAGCAAAGAATAAAACAGTTTCCCGGACCATACATAGCATACATAAAAAATTCAGCCGACGTGCTTAGGATGGGCAGATTGGATGTATGGATTCCTGAACTGCATGGACCATTTGACGAGTCTGCTCTGTCTCCATTGGCACAGACAGTGACCGTGAGATACTGTTCGCCATTCGCTGGCCAGACTCCGCTGTCAGACACCAACAAAAAAGTTGGATATGCAAACACACAAAAATCATACGGTTTTTGGATGGTACCACCGGACATTGACACAGCCGTTTTAGTGATATTTGCTAATGGTGATAGGAATAATGGATTTTGGATAGGATGTGTTCCTGAACCATATATGAACCATATGACTCCGGGCAAAGCTGTTAATCCCATTGATGAAAGATATGTAGGTGACAACGATCATAATGCCAAATACAAGAATGAATTAAATCTCAAAAGAGTTCCGGTTGCTGAAGGCAATAGAAAGGCATTGGCAGACAATGACAGACCGGTGCAACAAAACACCAACTATGACGATGACATAGCCATATTCACAAGACCGGTAAATCCATATGACGCAGATTCATTGATTGCCCAAGGATTGGAATCTGATGACATCAGAGGATTAACATCAGCATCCGCAAGGAGAGAAACACCGTCACAGGTGTTTGGTATATCAACACCAGGACCGATAGACTTTGAAGGGCAACAGACATCTGCCAGAGAATCCATCAATAGACACGGAAGAATCATTAGCGGCGGCGGACCAGCGCCGGGTAATACAATAGCTAAAGTGGCCCATTCTCGATTGGGAGGACACACATTTGTGATGGATGACGGAACGCCGGCCAAAAAAGTAAACAACACCATAACGGAAGCCATTAAAGATGAACTCATAAGATTGAGAACTAGGAGTGGTGCACAACTGCTGTTGCACAACACAGAAGGATTAGTGTACATCACAAACACAGATGGAACTTCATGGATAGAATTTTCAAAAGACGGCAAGATTGATATCTATGCCAAAGACAGTGTGTCTGTGAGAACAGAAGCAGATTTTAATTTTGTAGCAGACAGAGATGTCAACATCGAAGCAGGAAGAAACATCAATTTGACTGCACTCGGAACCAACAACGACGAAGCAGGGTTAGTAAACAGTTTTCCAAACGCCGACACAGGTAGGGTATCTGTGCAGGGTAAAAACATTGATATTTTTGCTTTAGTGAATCTTGATCAAAAAGCAAATAGTGATTTTAGATTGTACGCAAACAACGGATTGATCGAAGTAAACACTGATGTGAAAACTTATGCCGGCAACGACTTTCTGGTAAACACAGGCAACGAAATACATATGAACACTTCAGGAAAAGTTGCATCAGGTGTGGTCGGTTCAGACGTAATTACGGAAAAAACTTATTTCACAAACAAAGGTGCACACAGGAATTTATCAACAACCAAAAGGGTGCCTACTGCCGAACCTTATGCAGAACACGAAAACAAAAGACGTGATAGGACCACAGCACAAAAAACTGATGTTGAGACCTATCTGGATGAAAGAGAGATCACTTAATGCCTGCTGTGGTTAGGATAGGAGATTCGTTGAGCACTGGTCATACCTGTGCGGCAACCACAACTCTAGGTGGTGCCAACCAATCATCAGTGTATGCTAACGGAATACTTGTGGCAGTAGTAGGTGCACCCACAGTGTCACACCCATTTCCACCTGCGCCGGCCTGTGCTCCGCACGTTGCTTATCTTAATGTTGGATCCACCACGGTATATGTTGAGGGAATAGCATTGGGAAGAATAGGTGACTCGGCTGATGCAGGAGCAATGACAAGTGGATCTCCCACGGTTTTTGCAGGAGGTTAAATATAGAAAATGGCAATAATAACAAACAACACTACACAGAGTCAAATATTCAAAGGATTCACCACGCAGAATGGAGAATTTTCGTCGACCAAAATTTATGATATAGCACTGGTCAAACAGGATTTACTCAATCATTTCAACATCCGCAAAGGTGAAAAGTTAGAAAATCCGGAGTTTGGCACCAATATATGGCAGTATCTGTTTGATCCGTTGGATGTAGACACAAAAAATGCCATTATCAGCGATGTCGAAGCAGTGGGTAATTATGATCCCCGTGTGCAAATAGATCAAATAGAAGTGCAGGAATATGAACACGGTGTCCAGGTTACTATGACACTAATTTACATAGGATATGGTATATCAGAACAAGTCAATCTTTTGTTTGATCAAAACCAAGGATTGCTCTCAGGAGCATCAACATTAACACCAACCGGATAAAATTAAGTGCGTACTTTTTTTTATCTATAAATATTAACGATGGCTGTAGACAATAGACAAAATACACTTTTAGCAACAACAGTTTGGCAAAAACTGTACAGAACTTTTAGCCAAACCAATTTCAAAGCTTATGATTTCGACACGATTAGAAGAACGTTAATTGACTATCTTCAAGTAAACTATGCAGAGTCTTTTAATGATTTTATTGATTCTTCAGAGTTCGTTGCACTCATTGATTTGATTGCATATGTTGGTCAATCCATTTCTTACAGAGTAGATCTTAATGCTAGAGAGAACTTTATTGATCTTGCTGAAAGAAAAGAATCTGTGCTAAGATTGGCAAGATTGATATCCTTTCAGCCAAAAAGAAATATTCCAGCATCTGGTTATCTTAAAATCAATTCAATCTCAACCACAGAGACAGTGTTTGATGCAAACGGTCAAAATCTTGCCAACACACCAATTTTATGGAATGACCTTACAAATGATAACTGGCAAGAGCAATTCACAGCTGTATTGAATGCATCTTTGCCCAAAGAACAATTTATTGGAAAGCCACAAGCTAAAGACACCATAGGAGGCACTCCTACCGAACTATATAGATTTAATTCTACAAACTTAGACACACCCATCTATCAATTCACAAGGAACATTAATGGAGTGAATATGCCTTTTGAAATTGCTCCAGTCAGTTTTTTAAACGAAAAGTTCTTGTATGAGGAAGCACCAGTACCTGGAAACGCTCTTTCATTCATATATAAAAATGACTCACAAGGATTTGGATCTAGAAACACAGGATACTTTTTAAAGTTTGTTCAAGGTGCAATTTCACAACAAAATTTTACAGTCACTCAACCAGCACCTAACACAAAAGTTACTATTACATCCAACAACATTAACAACAATGATGTCTGGTTGTTCAAATTAGATTCGAGCGGAGTAATCACAGAGCGTTGGACAAAAGTTCCTGCTATTACAGGTAACAATGTAATTTACAATTCATTGGCAAACAATGTTAACAATCAGTTTTCAGTTGTAACAAAAACCAATGATCAAATTGATCTAGTTTTCAGTGATGGCGTGTATGGCACTTTACCAAAAGGCACTTTTCAATGTGTGTTTAGAAAAAGTAATGGACTTACATATCAGATTCAGCCTAGCGACTTAACAAATGTTTCGATTGAGGTGGAATATTTAGGAAGATCGGGTCAGGTCAACACACTTACATTGAATGCGTCATTGCAAAATACTGTGACAAATGCACAGGCGTCACAATCTTTGAATCAAATTAAAACTTTAGCACCACAATCATATTACACTAACAATAGAATGATTACTGCTGAAGATTATCAAATTACTCCATTGATTGAAAATCCATCTATCGCAAAAGCAAAATCCCAATTAAGGATTAGTTCAGGTATCTCAAGATTTTTAGATATTGTTGATCCTACAGGAGTGTATTCACAAACAGATATTTTTGCGGATGACGGTATATTATACAGAGATGAAAAAGATCAAACATTTGATTTTCAATTTACAACCAGAGATGATGTTCAACAGGTTATCAATACCACTTTGAGCAATGTGTTTGTAAATGATGATTTCAGACAATTTTATTATAGAAAATTTCCAAGACAATCTGGTGGAACAGACAGAACTTGGAACCAAAGCACACAAGCTACAAACAACTGCACAGGTTACTTTAAGGACACCGACCCGCTAAGTGTTGGAACACAGACAACATCCAACTTAAGATATATCACAAAAGACTCTTTAGTAAAATTTACTGCTCCAAGTGGTTACCACTTTATGGATAATGGCACACTTATGGCAGGCGCGGCAGGACATCCAGGATCCAAAGATTCAATTTGGTGTAAAGTAGTTTCGATTGAAGGTGATGGTTCAAATGGAGGTCAAGGTAATCTTGGCGACGGCACAGGTCCTGTGGTACTTAATGATTTAGTGCCAAGCACTGCAATACTAAGCGAAATTATTCCTGAGTTTGTTGATAGTATCAGCACCACACTTGCAACCACTATCATAGACAATGTGGTAGCTTACAAAAACTTTGGATTAACATATGATCCTGCTGAGAGAACTTGGTCAGTGATTGCAGAAGACAATCTAAGTAGTGGCGATTTTAGTCTTGAAAACCAAGGCGATACTAGTAACTCTCAATTGGATGCATCATGGTTGGTTAAATTTTCAACCAACGGTGTTAGCTACACAGTAACATACAGATCAACCAAATATATTTTCCACTCATACAATAGAAATAAATTTTATTTTGATGAATCTGTGAAAATATTTGATCCTGAAACAGGTAAAACTATTAAAGATAAAATTAGGATTCTCAAAACAAATACCGGACCGGATCTATCAGCAATTTTGAATTATAACTATGATTGGCAAATTTACAAAAACGTGCCAGGCGAAGATGGATATAATGATACTAGAAAAGTTCAGGTTGGATTCTTTGACAGCGACGACGATGGAGTTGTTGACAACCCAGACTTATTCGAACTAGTTGTAGATCCATTGCAACAGGTAGGATACAAATATGTGTTTTTCAAAGACGTTACAAGAAATGGCATTACAGACAAAGATCCAGTGTTGAACTCAGAATTTGTGGTAACTGATTTAGAGTCAAGCATATCTGATTACACCATTTACAGCGATTCGCAAAAATTCTATTTTTACAGCACAAACACTTTTAAACAGTACAGTACCACAACTGGTGTGCTTACGACAGTTACAGGATATTCAGCATACCGTGGTAGAGATAATCTTCTTTATCAATACAAACACGGAGCACCTAGAACTAGACGAATAGATCCAGCGGTGTCTAACATCGTGGACATTTATGTAATGACTAAAAGTTATGACAATGAATTAAGAAATTGGTTAAGGAAAAATCAATCAGGAACTAAACCAAGTGCTCCAACCATAAATGATCTCAACAATCAATATGGTATTTCATTGGATAATGTAAAAAGTATATCAGACCAAGTGATATTCAATCCTGGTCAATATAAACTGCTGTTTGGTCCTGGCGCAGAAGCAAATCTACAGGCCACATTCAAAGTAGTCAAAAATCCAAACACTAATGCTAGTGATAATCAATTGAAATCCAACCTAATTCAGGCAATTAACAATTATTTTTCATTAGGACTTTGGGATTTTGGCGACACTTTTTATTTTACAGAACTAGCGGCATACTTACACAACCAACTTGCTCCTGATGTATTGAGCGTGGTAATTGTTCCTGCGGAATCTTCAAGCGGATTTGGATCATTGTTCCAAGTTAGATCTGAAGACAACGAAATATTAATTTCTTCTGCAACTGTTGATAATGTTGAAGTAATAACATCGATCACAGCAGAAAAACTTAAAGCCACAGGTAATGTTGTATCATCTACAGATACAGTTGATATAACAACTACTTCAAACAGCACTGTTTCTTCTACTAATACAAGTGGATTAACATCGTCTGGAACATCCAGTGGCAATGTTGGGGGTTACTATTAATGTCATCTTCAACAAGGTCTACAAGTAAATTATTACCGCAAATATTTCAAACAGACACAAACAAAAAGTTCCTATCAGCAACACTAGATCAATTAGTAGAACCTTCTGCTTTGGTAAAACTTTCTTCCTTTATAGGAAAGAGACATAAACCAACATACAGATCTAAAGACAACTATGTTGCTGAACTTACAGCAGAGAGGCAAAACTATCAATTAGAACCTGCTGTATCCTATGCATCGGATGGAGGGAACACAGATTTCATTGCACCTTACATTGATGTAGTCAATGAGATTGATGCTCAGGGCGGGCAAAAGAAAAATCACGAGAAGTTGTGGAATGAAGATTTTTATTCATACGCACCCCCCATTGATGCAGATAAGTTTGTAAACTATCGACAATACTATTGGTTAAAAGACGGTCCATCGTCTGTCACAACATTGCCTGGTAGTCCCGGTTGTGAAATAACAATCAATGTAACCAACAATAAATTATCTGCCTGGAAGTTCAATAACAAAACAACCGACAATCCAGACATTGTTGTCTACAAAGGCAACACCTACAACTTTGTCATAGATTCTCCAGGTTTCAATTTTTATATCAAAACACAATATGGTACAGGTACTGGTGACCAGTTCGATGACTCATATGTTACAAATAATGGCACTGACAAAGGAACCGTAACGCTCAAAGTTCCTGCATCTGATTCTTCCACAACAAATGAAACAGTGATTTTTTATCAGTGTGAACATCACCAGGATATGCAGGGAAGATTAATTGTAAAAGATCTCAATATAGAAAAGTTTGATCCAGCAGAGAATATTGTGGGAGTAAACAAATTTGTTGACAGCACTGGATTAGAATACACCACTGGTATGAAATTAAGGTTTACTAATGATGTCACTGCAACTTACAGTTCTAAAAAAATGTACTGTGAGATGGTGGGCACTGGCATTAGGTTGGTGGATATCAATGACTTGAATGTTTTTGAATCCTATGGTGTTGACACAGGAGAAGTTTTTGACGAAAAGGGCATTGTGGGATTTGACACAGTGGGATTTGATAATTCTGAAGGTGTGTCAGTCAACAAGGATTATTGGACCATAGGCAAATCGGCCATTAATAAAAATGCTTGGTCTAGAGCAAATAGATGGTTTCACATAGATGTTATCAACAAGAGCAACGAAAAGAATCCTTTATCACCAACACAAACAACGGAAGCTCTAAGAGCCAAACGTCCGATTATAGAATTCGATCCAGACTTGCAGTTGTTCAATCACGGCACCAAGTTCAAAAAGGTCACGTACATTGATACCTTGGTCACTGATGCGTTGTCAAAAGTGCAAGGCACAACAGGTTTTAGGGTAGATCAGACAAGTTTGAAAGCCAATGATACAGTTGTGTTTATCAACGACCCTGAACAGAGAAATAAAATTTTTACAGTGCATTTCGATGCACTACCTAATGGAACTCAAGTAATTCACTTAGATGATGATTCAACGACAGTGGAAGAAAATACAAGCATCGTAGCTACAGATGGTGAATCATTCAAAGGAAAAACTTATCATTACACCAATGGCACCTGGAAATTATCACAGGCAAAAACTGGAGTACAACAGAAACCATTATTTGATATTGTAAATGGAAATGGTGTTTCTCTCAGTGATTCCACGGTGTTCAACAGCACAAATTTTACTGGTTCGACATTGTTTGAAATTGCAACATCAACCCAAGGCACTCCGGACACAGAGTACGGCACAAATGTAATCTATAAAAGATTTGGATTGTTGACGGACTTACAAGTAAATGAGAAATTTAACAGTGAAGTTTTCAATTACATTAATTCTTTAGGCAATCTTGTTAAAGACCCTGTGAGAAAATATTTTTTGAAAGTGAATTCTGACAGTTCATATGTATTGAAAAACAATTTTGCTAAGACAAAAATAAGCAATCAACAATACAAGATTGAGAATTATGAATCAACTGATCAACAAACAAAATTTGAAATCAGATCTTGGAATGATGTGACTGCGTTGACAGACCTTGATGTCAAAGTAAGTGTCAATGGGGTTAAGACAACAAAATATACATTGCAAAATCAAAATCAATCCCGGTTTGTGGTATTCACTGACAAGCAAACCGAAGGCAGTTTGATTAGCATAAAAACCTTCAGTCCAACAGCAACTTCGAGCAATTTTGGATTCTGGGACGTGCCTATTTCTACAACTAGCAATCCTTATAATAAAAATTTTACTAATTTTACCTTTGGTGACATAATACAACACTATGTGACAGGTATTGAAAACCATCCAGACGCAGTTGGATCGAGTCAGGGCGAAAATAATTCGAGAAACATCGACAACACATTCTACTACGGTACGCAGATAGTACAGCACAGTGGATCTTTGCCTCTATCTTCTGTTATTATCAGAGATGATGTGATTAACATCACAAAATCCCTACGTTTTGCTTCCAAGGAGTATGAAAAATTTAAGAACAGCATTGTAACAGTGGCAAACAGGATTGCACTCAACGGCACAGTCGCCCAACAACTTGATGACATCATCAACGAGATCAACAAAAACAAGAACAGCACATTTGCTTTTGCAAAAACAGATATGCTTGGGTATGGCAGTGACAAAAAAGTTTTGTCTTACACAGTCAATGATGTCAACATAACAAATTATCCTATCACCAGTGAGTTCGGGTTGGATAGTCTATCTCAAAAGAGTGTGTATGTCTATAAAAACGATGTACAATTGGTGCACGGCCTAGATTATGAATTTACCAACTTGGAAGACTCTTCCAACATAATTGGTGTAGTAATCAAATCATCTCTGGCAGTTAATGACGTGTTAGAGATTCACGAATACGCATCCACCAATAACAACTTTGTTCCTTCTACTCCGGCCAAACTAGGATTGGCACCTTGTTATAGACCAAGAATATTTGAGGATGACACATATCAAACAGCAATTGATGTAATAGAAGGCCACGATGGTTCGATCACAGTTGCGTATGGTGATTTCAGAGACAATATTTTACTTGAGTTTGAAAAAAGAATATTCAACAACATCAAAACTAAACACAGTGCAGATGTATTCGATTTGAAACAATCTTACAACACACAGGAAATTGAAAATCTATTTGCAAGAGATTTTTACACCTGGACAGGAAGCAATGGAATAGATTACGCAACAAATAGTTCGTATGATTCCGCAAATGAGTTCACATACAATTACTCCGGAGACGTTGATACTATCGATGGTAGTGCTCTGAAAGGTTTTTGGAGAGGAATTTACAAACAATTGTTTGGCACAGATAGGCCACACACTGCACCATGGGAAATGTTTGGCTTCAGCATCAAGCCAAGTTGGTGGGACAGCAGGTACGGTCCAGCTCCTTACACCAAAGGCAACACAATTTTATGGAATGATGTCAAAGAAGGATTCATTGCAGAAGGTGACAGGAAAGGTTATCATAAAAAGTACGAAAGAAATTATATAACATCTGTGATTCCTGTCACAGAAAACGGCAAACTCAATTCACCTATCAACAGCGGTATCACAACAGGCACAGCAAGTAATTCCTCATACCAATCTAAATGGGAATACGGCGATGTTGCTCCGGCAGAAGCGGCTTGGTACAAAAGTTCATCTTACAGATTTGCAGAACAAATAGCATTATTCCTTGCATTTCCTAACAAATATAGTGGTATAATGTTTGACACTTCGAGGATCGCCAAGTCGACCATCGGCCAATACATTTACGACAATGACTATAGAAAAATTATAAGTGATTATGTTGTGCCAAACTCAACTTCGCTGACAGCTGGATATATCAACTACATTGTTGACTATGTGATGCACCTAGGATATGACATTTCTTATGTATCAAATAGATTAGCAAATCTCGAATCCAAGTTGATATACAAATTGGGTGGCTTCAGCAACAAAAATAATATGAGGGCAGTGATCAGTTCTTACAATCCTGAGTCGACAAATAGAAGTGTCTACCTCCCCAATGAAAATTTGAACTTCTTACTGTTCAAGAGTGCCCCCACAGATTACGTCAATTATTCAGGAGTCATTGTTGAAAAGGATTCGGGTGGTTACAAAGTTAGTGGATACAATAATTTTGACAGATCATTCAAATATTATCAGCCAAGAAAAAATAATGATTTTGTCACCATAATAGTTGGAGGCACAACACCTGCATACTATGACTGGAAACCAGGAGGCTTTTACAATTCTGGATCTATTGTAAAATACGAGTCGAGTTTTTACAGAGCATCAAAGAACATACAGTCGGGAGAAACTTTCGACGAAACCAACTACACAGTAATTGGCAGGGTGCTTCCTTTACAAGGTGATACAAGAGTAAAAAAATACAACAAACATTTACAGAATGTTTCCACACTGCCATACGGCACAGTGTTAGCAAATATACAGGAAGTGGCAGATTTCTTGTATGGTTATTCTCAATATCTAGAATCCAAAGGTTTTGTGTTTGATGATTTTTCGGAAGAACTTCAAGTACCAGTAGATTGGGATCTATCAGTAAAAGAATTTTTGTTCTGGACCACGCAGGGATGGCAAGACCAAGCGGTGATAACACTATCTCCGGCTAGTGCAAAAATAAAATACATCAAGGATTTTGCAACAGGCGACGATCTGGTGACAGGATCTCAATATTATACTGTGTTACAACAGGATGGATTTCCAATTGATAAATCTAATTTGCAAACATCTCGAATTGACGGTGAATTTGTTATTTCAACTAATCCCAACGAAGATGGAATCTACAATGTTGATATAAGAGCAATCCAGAAAGAACACGTTGTTATTTTTGATAACATTACTTCTTTCAAAGACGTTATATTCGATGACACACTGGGAGTTAGACAGGATAGAATAAAACTTGTAGGGTGGAAAACAGATCTATGGAACGGCGACATATTTGCACCTGGTTATATTGTTGATCAGGCCAAGGTATCTGAATGGCAAACCAACAATGATTACAAAAAAGGCGATGTGGTACAACACCAAAATTTAACGTATGTCAGTCTAACTACTCACAATTCCGGAGAAGAATTTGATCCTCAAAAATACAGTTTAAAATTTTCTACTCCAGAAAGAGATTTACTGCCAAACTTTGATTCGAAAGCAGAAAGTTTTAGAGACTTTTACTCACTGGATACTGACAACTTTGACAGTGAACAACAAAAGTATGCACAACACTTAATTGGTTTTGAAACAAGAAATTATTTTGAAAATCTTGGCCTAGATGAATTAACACAATATAAATTTTACCAAGGAATGTTGCGTGACAAAGGAACGAAGAAACCTGTAGAAAAATTTAAGAGTCCTACACAAACACAGACATCGGTTAATTATTCTTTCTTTGAAGAACAAGCATTTAGAGTAGGTGAATATGGCGGACATAGAACTCTTGATGAGTTTGAATGGCAGTTGAGTGATAAGAGTCACAGGCAACAGAGACAAATTTACAATTTCACTCAAGCGTCACAAGACGACACGCAAAATATCATTAATGTAGGCTACAATGATTTTACTAAGAGACCAATGGAGACAAGTTATCCTATATTTTCTAATTATGAATACAGCACAAGATATACTCCTGAATTTATTTTCCAATATCCACAGGCGGGATATGTACAACCAAGACACGTCACAGCAAGTGTATGGGACGAAAATGAATTATTAAATCTAAATTCAAGCAACTTGATTGAAGGAAATACCATATGGATGGCAAACACATCTAATGGTGATTGGAACATCTACAGAGTATCTTCTATCAATAATAACATTCAATACTATGATGCCCACGACGGAATAATGCAGTTCACAACAGAAACTCCGCACGGTTTAGAATCTAACGATTATGTTGTTGTTAAAGGTTATGAAAATGCAATCGACGGAATTTATAAGGTTACAGAATCACCTGATAGCACTGACAATCTTTATACATTTAGTGTCGCCTTTGATCAGACGTTTGATAGCACTAATCAAAATGCAACAATATTTAAATTACAAAGTATCAGGATCAATGACATAGACGATTTAGATACTATAAGACCTGCAGGAGATTTCATCAATGGTGACAAAGTGTATGTTGACAACAATTATTGGAGATCGAACGGTAGATGGAACATATATGCGTTAGATGATGCCTCATATTTTTCTGTACACAAAAATTTTTACAATGCGACCAACAATGTAGACAACACAGAGTTTGCATCTAGCATTGATATAGCAGACCAAGATGGTAAAACAATGGTGGTTGGATCACCTGGTGATAATGTAATCAACATCTATATTAGAAATACATCAAATGGCATATTTGCACTTACTAGAGATTTATCACAGGATTACAAGAACAGTGATTCCACAGATAGATTTGGACACAGCGTTGCAGTCAGCGGAGATGGCAGTAAGATATTTGTTGGGTCACCTTATTCTAACAATATTATAAAGTTGACATTAAGTTCAACTGATTTATCCTACAATAGAGGCAAATTAATTACAGGATCAGTTTCTGGGGCAACAGGTAGGGTATTGTTCAATGATGCTGTAAATGATGTTATGTGGGTCAAAGTGGTGAGTGGAACATTTACTACTGAACCTTTGGATATTGGTGATTCGTCATCTGTCGTAACAATAACAAGTGTTGGAGGAACCGATCTAGAAAACCAAGGTGCTGTGCATTATATTGGTAAAGATAGCAATGGTGCATATCTGATCGACCACACTCAGGCTTCGCCTAATGTAGAAAATAATGAATATTTTGGATGGAGTATCGATACAACAAAGACTGGAGATTTTTTAATAGTTGGTGCGCCTGGCAAGACACAGGTCAACTCAGATTCAACTTCTAATTTAGGTAGGGTGTACATTTACAAGTTGAATGCAAATGGCAGTTATGTTCATAACCAAACTCTTACTGGATCAGACAGTCAAGAAGGAGATAGTTTTGGATTTAGTGTATCTATTTCAGAAAACGGTGACACTCTGGTAGTAGGAGCACCGACTTATGGAAGAACCGACACTAATGATTCATCTACAGAACTGTCTGGCAGAGCATATGTGTATAGGAAAAGTGAAAATGGAACTTTTACAGCCAATGAAATTTTAGAACACGGAATAGATGAGTACAATTCACAGTTTGGATATAAAATTCAAGTATCAAATGACGGCAATGATTTATTGATTGGCAGTCCTAATGAAACAAATGTACTAACAAATCAAGGATTAATTTATTACTATAAACTATCAACTCAAACTTATGCTGGAGATGGTTCAACAACTTCATTCACTAGCAATTTTGATATAGATACCAGCCACACAATCGGAGTCACTCAGAACGGCAATGTTACAACAAGTTGGTCAAATGTGGGCAATGTAATAACATTGGCAGTGGCGCCTTCCGATGGCGATGTAATCACAGTGAATCAATACCAGCAATCTCAAACCATATCACAGTTTGTGCCTGTGATCAACAGTGGCTTTGGATCTAATTTTAAATTGAGAGGTAATCGATTAGTTGTGTATGCACCAAATGATAATACAGATCTACAAACTACTTTCGATAAACTTAGTGAAGATGGTAGCACAAAAATAACAGCAGTTACATCATTTGATGGTGGCAATACAAATTTTTATGACAGAGTATCAGGCACAGGATCAGTTTACAATTACAATAAAATTAATACAAAATTTATATACGAAAATAAAATCACATCAAATGATGTAGGCGCCAATGATAAATTTGGTTATGCAATAGATTCGCATAACAGTCAATTGTTTATTGGATCACCATACAAAGAAGTTTTTAGTACAGTCACAGACACCACATTAAACAATGCAGGAACCCTATTTAATTTTAAAAAAACATCCACGGAATCGGCTAGTTGGCAAGTTTTAAGTTCACAACCTGTTTTGACAGATCCAAGCAGAATCACAAAATCTTTCATATATGATAACAAAACAGACACGTTAGTTAACCGTTTACCTGTACTTGACACAGCAAAAGGTAAACTTTTTGGACCTGTTGAACAAAATATTTCATACAAAACATTTTACGATCCAGCAGATTATGATTCCTGGGGTGCCGAACACATTGGCGAAGTTTGGTTTGATCTAAATAAATTTAAGACAGTCTGGTACGAGCAAGGTGATTTAAATTATAGACTTTTGAATTGGAACACAATACATCCGAGTGCAACAGTGGAGTTTAAAGAATGGGTAGAAAGTGAATATACGCCAACAGACTATAATGCACTAGCAGACACTAATGAGGGTGTTGCACAGAATATTACTGGTACAGCAGAAACTGTGTCATTTGTGACCAAGCAGATATTTGATGACAACAAGCAACAATTTGTGAATAGATATTTTTATTGGGTTACAAATCCAACGGTGTTACCTAGCAGTACGTATAGAACAGTCACCTGTTTACAGATGGCAAATTCTGTAAAGAATCCAAGGAGTTTTGATGAAAAATTTGCAGGATTAGTGAGAGAAGATGCATTGCTTATATCATTGAATTCGGATGAGATTGGGTCATCAACTTCATACAAGATAGAACAAACAGTTGAAAATGCGGTGCAACAACACTCAGAGTATGCATTGATACCAAAAGGTGATCGAGATGCAGAAATTCCATCTCAAATACTTGGTAAAATGATGGATTCTTTGATTGGTACCGATGCATTGGGCAGATCTGTACCTGATCTTGATGTTCCATATGCAATGAGATATGGCATTGGCAACAGACCAAGGCAAACTGTGTACAAGGATAGAATACAGGCACTAAAAACGGTGATACAATCCATCAACGAATTTTTAGAAACTAAGCCATTTGCAAGTTTGAAAAATCTGCAATATTGGAATTTGGTAGATGAAGAACCTAAGCAGGAAGTCGAAGGATGGACATTAAGTGTTGATACTGACACTGACTTACGTTATATAAACACGGAAACATATTTAACAGGCGACAAAGTTCTAGTCAAAAATGATGCAAGAGCAGAAAATAGATGGACAATCAATACATTCAATAGTAATAGAGAGTTTGATCTAACAAAAGTCCAATCATACAATACTAAAAACTATTGGACCTACAAAAATTATTATGCTCCTGGATATGACGAAAATATAGTTACAAATTACACAGTAGAAAACGAAGCGTCTATGAGATCAACATCTTATGTAATAGGAGATGTGATTAAAGTTAAATCGAGTTATGATGGAAAGTTTAGAATTTACTTAAAGACGTATAATGATTTCCAGTCAATTGCAATCGAACAAGGTACATTTGAATTAAGTTCTGCGATATACGATTTTGAAAACAATGCAATAGGATACGGTGGTGATGCTTATGCGTTTAATGTTTTTGACAAAGAAGCAACTACTGAACTTAGGAACATATTTTTAGGCTTACAAAAAGATATTTTCATTGATGATGACAGACTGCTGTTTGTTGACTTATTTTTCCTAATGGTTGAAATAGCTAATCAACAAATTAAGTCAAATGATTGGACGTTTAAATCCTCGTTTATCAAATTGATTGCAACACATTCACAATTCGACCAACCGCCAGAATTCAAATTCAACACAACTGATTCTGTAGAAGATTTTTTGAATGAAGTCTTACCTTTCAAAACAAAGATCAGAGAAAATGTTGCAAAATATAACAATCTAATCACATTCGAAGGTGATGTCACTGATTTTGACAATCCTACATATTATGACAAGGATCAAAAACAGTATGTAAATCCTCAAATGTTCAATGATGACAGTTCTTATTTTAACGTCTATAACAAATATCCTCACAAATTTTACAGTGAAAATTACAAATTTTATGTAGAATCTATAGACATAGGAACACCTGGATCAGGATACACTGTGGCACCAGAAGTGTTAATTACTGGAGGAGGTGGATCTGGAGCCAAAGCAACAGCATTTATTTCCAATGGATCTATATCTAAAATCACAATGACAGCATCAGGCAGTGGATACATCACAACACCTACAGTGACAATTAACGGCGGCGGAGGTACTGTAACACAGACAGCAGTGTGTTCTGCTAGATTAAACAATGATAAAGTCAGAACATTTGACAACATAGTTAAATTTGATCGGGTCAATTCTAACAAACAAATTACAAACGCCACAATAGTTGAATGGGAACCTTTCACCAAATACACAGTTGGCAAAAATATTAGATATGTGAACAAAATTTATAGGGTGATAGAAGAATTCACATCTGGAAGAACATTCGAAGACTATATTAGACTGGCAGACTCGTCTTCAGTGCTTCCATCTGCCAACGATGTCATAACAGAATGGACTGCCACAGATAGAATTCACGCTTATTATCAACCAACAACCGGAATGCCTGGACTGTTAGGTGATGGATCCACGGCTGTTAATGTATATTCTCAGTTAATGACAGGATTGGAATATGCTGGAACACGATTACAATCACTCAAATTTGAGGAAGGTGATGGTTATGATGTGGACAGTTATGATATGACCAACTACGATTCGCAGGAAAGCCAGATAGTTGATCCTGAGCAACTGCTAAATCTTGATCAAATAGTAGATTCCAAAACATTTACCACCACACTGGGCACAAAAGCGGAAGACATCAACATAGTAGGTGACGCATTTTTGTCAGAATATTCTGCACAGGCTCCTGAAGAAGTGCTTCCAGGCGGTGTCTACGACACAATGGATATGAAAATTTACACACAGCCTTCAAATGGTAGTGGAATAATCAATACAACCAAATATCAAGGTGACGGTTCTACCACAACATTTGCTGTACAAGGGCAGGTTATCAATAATAGTTCGATCAGAGTGTTTAAAAATAATCAATATCAAAGCAGTGGTGGCACACATTACAGTTTTGACCACACAGCAAAAACAATTACTTTTAATACAGCACCACAAAGCGGCGACATAATTGTCATACAGGCTTTTGACTTTGGAGTTGACTCGTTGATTTCGGAATATGAGTTTGATGGTGATGGATCAACAACATCTTTCACAGTGCCGTTGAGCAGAGATTTGGTCAAACAAACCTACGTGAGTGTTGATGGAATAAAAACTTCGATAACTGTGACGTCTGTGGGAGATTCGGCTTCGACGAGATTTACATTTTCTTCTGCGCCAGCCGACAACAGCAAAATATTTGTGTATGTATTCAACAAAGACACTTCTACAAAAGCATATGCCGAAATGACAACAACAGAATACACAGTTTCGACAACTAATCCAATTGTTGCGTTGACATCTGTGCCTGGAGTGCTTGGACCACATCATCACAAAGTTTTGGTTGAAGGTACAAGCGGAACTGATTCGACAAATAGATATAAATTGTCACCACCACAGATAGCATATTACACGGGTGACGGAACATCAGTGGATTTTGCTATTCCTAATTCTCCGGAAAGCAGATATCTTGCAAGTAATTCGAATGTTGAAGTGTGGAAAAACGGAATAGTACAAACGGTTGCTACACACTACACAGTGATCAATGATTCAAGTTCGGTTGCATCTGTGAGATTTGGAACAACACCAGCAGAAGGTGACACCATTGCAGTCATACTCAAAGAAGGACAC